ACGAGTTCTCGGCGACCGTCACGCTCTCGCAGGGCACGGCGGCGTTCAGCCTGACCGGATACACGGTCACGGCGGGCATCACGTCGCTCGTGGACGGCACCAGCGTGGACGACTTTACCTGCTCGGTCGTCTCGGCGACTGCGGGCACGGTGTCGATCTCGCTCCAAGAGAACGAGACCTCGGCGCTTGCGTCTGGTTCGTATGCTTGGTCACTGCGGTGGATCGCGCCGGGCGCGGTCACTCGCACCGCACTGTCGGGCGTGTTGGAGGTGACGCGGTGAGCATCACGGCGAGCGTCTCGGGATCACCGATCACGGCGAGCGTGACCGAAAGCGGCGCGAGCGTCGCAGTGTCGCCCGTGGCGATCTCGGCGACCGTGCTCGCGGGCATCGGGCCGCAGGGACCGGCTGGCGCTGGCGGGCAAACGGGCAGCGCGACAAGCCTTGCCGAGCTCGCCGACGTGCAACTGACCGCAGCCGCCGAAGGAGACGTGCTTCGATACAACGGCTCGAAGTGGGCCGACTACGCCGAGATCAACCTGACCGATGGAGGTAATTTCTGATGCCAAACACGATCCGTATCAAGCGTCGCGCTTCGGGTGGTGGTGCGGGAGCGCCGAGTTCGCTCGCGAACGCCGAGCTCGCGTTCAACGAAAACTCGAACATCCTCTACTACGGCACGGGCACCGGCGGCGCTGGCGGCTCGGCCACGAGCGTGATCGCCATCGGTGGATCGGGCGCGTTCGTCTCGATCACCGAGGTTCGCACGGCGAACACGGTCCTCGCTGGCCCGACGAGCGGAGCCGCAGCGGCACCGACGTTCCGTGCTCTTGTCGCTGGCGACATCCCGTCACTGTCGGGCGTGTACATCCCGATGACCGGCACGGCGACGCCGACCGGGACGTACACGTTCTCGGGCACCGTCAACGTCACGGGCACGTTCCAGGTTGGCAGCACGACGGTCACGTCCTCGGCGGCCGAACTGAACCTCGTAGACGGCTCGATCGCGAACACGGTGGTGAACTCGAAGGCAGTGATCTACGGATCGGCCGGGCAGATCGCGGCGACGACGGTCACGACCAGCGGCAACGCGACGGTCGGCGGCGATCTGACGGTGACCGGCAACCTCACGGTCAACGGCACGGTCACGACCGTGAACAGCACTACCGTCACGGTGGATGACAAGAACATCGAGCTCGGGTCGGTCTACTCGCCGACTGACACGACCGCCGACGGTGGCGGCATCACACTCAAGGGCTCGACCGACAAGACGATCCTCTGGCTCAACGCGACCGACTCGTGGACCTACAACCAGAACATCGAACTCACCTCGGGCTACGCCTACCGCATCGACGCCGTGTCAGTGCTGAGCAAGACGACTCTGGGCTCCACGGTCGTGTCGTCTTCGCTCACGAGCGTCGGCACGATCGCCACCGGTGTCTGGCAGGGCACAGCCGTCGGCGTCGCCTACGGCGGCACCGGGCTCACGTCCGCACCGCAGGGCTCGGTGCTCGTGGCGAACACGGCGAACACTTACACCGCGCTTGACGGCGGCGGTACGAACGATGGACTCCTCGCCTACACGGCATCGAGCGACACGATCGCCTGGGCGACGAGCATCGACGGGGGCACCTTCTGACGATGCCCACAACAGTCAAGATTCGCCGCAGCGGCACAGCGTCGGCCACGCCGTCGGCGCTTGAGCACGGCGAGATCGCGATCAACTACGCGGACGGGAAGGTGTTCTGGAAGAACGCCTCGAACGTGATCACGTCGTTCACGTTCCAGAGTTATGCGCTCGCCAGCCATACGCACTCGATTTCTGATGTGACGGGCCTGCAAACAGCCCTCGACGGCAAGGCTTCGTCATCGCACACCCACGGCAACATCAGCAACGCCGGTGCGATCGGATCGACGGCGGATCAATTCGTGGTCACCACGACGAGCGGCGTGCTCACTGCGGTGTCGGCCGCGACGGCACGCACCACGCTCGGCGTGCAGCCGACGGCGAGTCCGGCGTTCACTGGCGCAGCGACGTTTGAGAACACGGGCAACGTGGTCCCGGTGACAGTGACCAACGCAGGCACCGCGAATAGTTTCGTCGTCAATGACGCCAGCGGGGATACGACGCCGTTTGTGATTGATGCGAGCGGAAACGTCGGTGTCGGCACGGCATCACCGTCTACTGCTCTAGACGTTGCCGGTACTATTCGGTCCGGCTCGGGCAGCACCGATCCTGGCACCGGCGCAGTGATGTACTTTGTCGGTTCAGGGTCTTTTCAGACAGTGATCGCTGGTGCGGCATTCGCAGTTCACACAGGCAATAACAACGACCGCACGCAAAAACTATTCATCTCCTCCACCGGCACCGCCACGTTCGCTGGTCAAGTCCTCGTCACCGCAGGCAGCGTGTCAGCGTGCAGCGTGGCACCGAGCGGCGATCCAAATACGGGGCTGGTATTCCCGTCGGCGGACGTTGCGACGATCGTCACCAACGGCAGCGAGCGGCTGCGCGTGGATGCGAGCGGCTACGTCATCATCTCCAAGTCCGCCAGCGGGACGACCGGGCCTGAAATGGTGCTGCGAAACACGGCGTCACTGGCGACCAGCAATGCGTGCAGAATTTCCTTTCTCACCGACTCTGGAGCGTCTGTCGGCGGTACGCCAAATGGCGCAATAGATTGCATCAACACAGGTGGGGGCGGTGCGTCGTCTCTGGCGTTTTCGACGTGGAACGGCTCGGCTATTGGCGAGCGGGTGCGGATTGATGCGTCGGGGAATGTGGGGATTGGGACGACGAGCGCTGCGGGCCGCTTGCACGCATACAACGGTGCCGACGCTACTACCGCAGTTCTGATTGGAGAGGTTAGCGGCGCTTTTTCTAACGCTGCCGACATGAGTCTGCGACGCGGCGGCACTGAGTTGGGGAGGGTGTCGGCGGATTACTTTGACGGCATGAACTTTTTGGTTACATCTGGTAGCGGCAACGCCGCCGTGCAGAGGATGCGGATCAATGCTGGCGGCGAGTTGATGATCGGCACCACAACCGACAACGGTGCCTACCTCCTGCAAGTCAACTCACAGATTTACGCCACCAACGCGACGATCGCCACCTCTGACGCACGCTTCAAGACGAACGTCGAATCACTGACCGATGCCACTAGCGTCATCGAATCGCTGCGGCCCGTCGCGTTCGACTTCATACCGCAGGAAGACCGCAACTTCGCCGCCGAGCGTCAGGTCGGACTGATCGCACAAGAGGCGCAGGCGGCACTCGCTGGCACCGACTACGCCGACAGCGTGGTCGCTCAGTGCGGAGACCATCTTGGCTTGGCATATGAGAAACTGGTGCCGGTGCTGATCCGGGCACTGCAAGAATCCAACGCACGCATCGCCGCACTAGAGGAGAGGATCAATGGCTGACATCCCCACGCTGTACTGCGCCGAGCCGCTGGACGTGCCTGCAAAACTGTTCGACAAGCTGTGGGTGCGTGAAATCGTCTTGTCCAGCGTGACAGGCGGCGAAGCCGAAGCCCGTGTGACACTCGTCCGTTTCCGCACCACCGAGACCGGCGTCGAAGAGGCACCGGCCGAGCCGGTGCGGCTGCACGTGCGCGACCTGCTCGCGGGAGCGGAGGCAGACGCGGACCTCGCGGCGGCGGTGGGGGCGCTCATGGCGTATGTGGCGAAGGTCGGCGTCGAGCAGGGCGTCGTCGCGGCGGGCGAGTGAGATGGTCGTCCTGTCGTCGATCCTGCGTCGCGACGAACCGCAGCGCGAGCGACGCGAGCGGGTGCCGCTACCCGGCGAGCTCGCCGTCGTCTGCGTGTATTGGAACCCGGCTGGCTGGCGATCGCTGCGGAGGAACTACCTCCGGTTCCTCCACGAGATGCGGTGGTGGGGCGTGCCGACGTTCAACGTCGAGCTCGCCTACGAAGGGCAGGACTACACGTGCGACGACGCGTGGCTCCAGGTCCGAGGCGGCGACCGAAACGTGCTCTGGCAGAAGGAGCGGCTCATCAATCTTGCAGTCGAACGCCTGCCCGACCGCTTCGACAAGGTGGCATGGATCGACGCCGATATG